GACGATGGGCACCATTTGGGTCAAGGAGTTCACGGGCGGCCTCGACACCCGGCGGCTACCGGAAACATCGGCCGGCGGGACGCTCATGCGCGCCCGCAACGGGCACATCACTCGCGGCGGCGAGTTCGAGCAACGCGCAGCCTTCGTTCCGACGTACGACCTTCCGGCCGGAACGGTCGGCATGGTCGCCACCAGCAAGGGGTTGACGGTCTTCGGCAGCGCCGCAGCGCCGGCCATGCCTGATGGCGTCTCCTACCAGCGGCTTCAGCACCCCGACGCAGTACCTGCGCTTGTCCGCGTGCTGTCTGCCGACGTCTTCGCCGGGAAGATATACGCCGCCGCCGAGTTCACCGACGGCAGCGTCCATCACTTCTACGACGGGACCATCATCTCCGACTGGTTCGACGGCCGGGGGCGGGCGTCCTTCACCATCACCGCCGGGACAACCCCGGCGACCGACGACGTGACGAACATCACGGTCAACGGCGTGTCGGTCATCGCGGCCCCCGTGGCATGGACGTCGACCAAGGAAGCGACGGCCGCGGCTGTGGCGGCTGCGATCAACGCGCACACCTCGACGCCGGATTACGACGCCGTCGCGAACGGCGCGACCTTCACGATCATCGCCAAGACGCCCGGGACCGCCCCGAACGGTCTTGTCGTCGCCTTCGTTCTCGACGGCATCACCGTCAGCCCCGTATCGGCCGTTCTCGCCGGGGGCGCGGAGGACGAGAACACGCCGGGCACATTCACGATAACCGCAGGCAAGGCCGACGCCGGGAAGAAGGCTGTCGGCTCCTTCAGGATCAAGAGCGCCAGCGCCGGTTCGACAGTCGCCTCCGTGACCGTCAACGGCGTGGACATCATGTCTGGCGCGGTCGCCTACACGACCAGCGCAGCCGCCACGGCGGCCGCTGTCGCCGCCGCGATCAACGCGCACGCGTCGACGCCCGACTTCACGGCTTCGGCCGCCGACGGCGTCGTGACGATCACGGCGGCCGTCGTCGGCACGGCGTCGAACAACAAGGCTGTCGCCGCGACGAAGACCGGGACGATGGTCCTGGACAGTTTCGTCGCCATGTCCGGCGGGACCGATCCGGCCCCGTCGAAGATCGAAAGCGTCAAGGTCGATGGCATCGACATCACGACGGCGGCGATAACCTGGACGACCAGCCACCAGGCGACAGCCGCCGCGCTCGCGGCCAACATCAACGCGAACACCGGGGTTTCCGGGTACTCCGCGACGGTTTCCGGGGCGACGATAAGTCTGTCCTATTCCGGAGTGGTCGCCCCGAACACCGACGTCACCTTCCAGTTGCTGAACGGGCTGGTCATCACGCCGTCGACCCTGCTCCTTCCAGAGACGCCGATCACCTACCAGCCGGGCGACTTCGTCAAGACGATCGGCCAGAAGATGTATGCCGCCGCCGGCCCGAACATGCACTTCTCGGGCATCAAGGCGCCGACGAAGTGGACGACGAACACGGTCGGCGCTGGATTCATCGACCTGTCGTCGGAGCACTCCGGGGCGGAGCGGCTGACCGCGCTGACGCGCTATCAGAACATGGTGGCCGCGTTTGCCGACCGCGTGATCCAGACCTGGTACGTCGACCCGGACCCGGCGCTGAACCGCCATGTGCAGACGCTGGAAAACACCGGAACGTCGGCCCCGCGCTCTGTCACCAGCTTCGGCGACGCGGACATCTTCTATCTGGACGAAAGTGGGCTGCGTTCGCTTCGGGCGCGGGACAGTTCAAACGCGGCGGCGACGAACGACATCGGCATTCCCGTAGACAGCCTGATAACGGCCAAGCTGGCGACCCTGTCGGCAGACGAAAAGCGTCAGATCGCAGGGCTGATCGAACCGGCAGGCGGGCGGTTCTGGCTCGTCATGCGTGACGAAATCTTCGTCTTCACCTTCTTCGGCGGGTCCGAAATCAGCGCGTGGAGCACCTACGATACGACCTATCGTTCCGGCGGTTCGGACGTCCACTTCACGATAAGCGACGCCCTGGTGTTCGATCGCCACGTCTACCTGCGGTCGGGCGACACCATTCTGACCTACGGCGGGCTGGGCGCGGCCGCCACCCATGACGATACGGAGGCCGAAGCGTGGTTGCCCTACCTGGACGCCAACGACCCGACCCGCAAGAAGCACTTCTTCGCGGTCGACGCGGCCGTGCGCGGGGTGTGGCGGATCGCAGGCGCCCTTGATCCGTCCGACGAGGGTGTGGAGGACGAGGTCGCCACGATCACCAGGACGACCTACGACATCGACGGATCTATCCCCTTCGAGCACGACGCGACCCACGTCTCGCTTCGGTTCCGGTCGAAAGGCGCGGGTCCGCACAAGTTGAGTGCTTGCGTCGTTCACTACGATGGCAGCGATGACGACGATTGACCGGGCCACGTTCGAGCAGGTCCGGCATGTCGCCTTGCACATGCGCCAGCGCGATTTCATCGAGTTCGCCGCAACGTCGCCCTTCGACACGCGAGCGGGGTTGGCCGACGCGCTGGCCGAACGCTACGGTGGCCGGGATGACGTGCTATGCTGTTCCGTAGACGGCGAGCCCATCTGCATCGGCGGCACCATCGAAGCCTGGCCGAACGTAGTGTCCCTGCTGTTCTTCGCCACGCCGTCCTTTCCGCGCGTCGGCCTGCGGATCACCAGGTTCATCCGCAACGAACTGTTCCCGCGCTACATCGACGCGGGCGTGCACCGCATCCAGGCCATATCCCTCGCCGGTTACGACGAGGTCCATGACTGGCTGCGCACGCTCGGCATGGAGCAGGAAGGCGGGTTGCTGCGGGCCTACGGCAAGGGCGGCGAGGATTTCGTCCAGTTTGCGAGGATCGAAGATGTTCGCGCGCCTGGCTCTTGAAAGCGACTTCGACGAGATCGTCGAGATGGCCCGCTACAACGCGGCCGAAACGCGGCAGGGCCTGACCTTCAACGAGGACAGGTGCCGGGCGACGCTACGGGCCTACATCGACACGGCCAACCCGACGGTCTTCGTCGCGGAGCACCGCCGCGAAATATGCGGCTTCCTGCAAGCGGACTTCTACGAGTACCGCGCATTTGATGGACTTTTCACATCGCAGGAAGTATTGTTCGTCAAACCCGACAAACGCGGCTCTCGGGCGGCCGTAGTTCTGATGAAGCACTTCATCGCGTGGAGCGAAATGCTCGGGGCGAAGGAGATCATCGGAGGCAACGACAACGAGTTCAACTCGGAGCGCACCGCGAAATTCCTCGAACACTTCGGTTTCAGGTCGGTGGGCTACGCTATGAGGCGGGTCAATGGGTAAGAAAAGCAGCGGGGGTAGCGAGGCGGCAGCCGCGCGGCTGGACGAAAAGCTGCGCCAGGACCGCATCCGGTCGGGCACCACGCTTATCAACGGGATCTTCGACGGCGGAACTTACGGCACCGGCGCGCTGGCGCCGGAAGCGAAGTACGACCCGTCCTTGACGTACTATAAGGCCGACGGTTCGGTCTGGACCCCGGACGGCAAGCGCCCGGCAGACAAGGACTTCGCGGACATGCTGAAGGGCGCCGGTCTGTACACCGGCACCAAGACGGCGGAGGGGTTCAACAACGACTTCTTCTCGAAGCGCCGGCAGGCGTTCCTCGACTATGCGACACCGCAACTGAACGACCAATACGGCGACGCGCAGAAGGAACTGACCTTCGCGCTGGCGCGCAACGGCACTCTGGACAGTTCGGTACGGGGCCAGAAGGCCGGCGAGTTGCGGAAGCTGTTCGACCTGAACCGGCAGCAGATCGCCGACCAGGCGCTCGCCAGTGAAAGCGAGGCGCGTACGGCCGTGGAGGACGCCCGCTCCGGGCTTGTCGCCACGCTGAACGCAACCGGAGACGCAACGGGGGCGGCCAACAGCGCGCTCGCCCGGTCTGCCGCGCTGTCGAAACCGGCGGCCTACAGTACGCTGTCGAACCTGTTCGCCGATTTCACCGCCGGGCTCGGGACGCAAGCGGCGCTGGAGAAGGCGAACTACTACTCGGGCGGCCAGACAGGGGTGCGCTATCAGACCGGGCTATTCGCGCCGAAGACCGGCAGCGTGAAGGTGGGGTGACGAGATGTGCGATCCGCTTACCATCACCGGCATCGCCCTTTCGGCGGGTTCGACCATCGCGCAGACGGTCGCCGCGAACAAGGTGCAGAACGCTCGAAACGACGCGCTGGCGGCCGAACGCATCCGGCAGAACTCGCTGGACCGCGAGGCCGACGCCCTGAACGCCACGTCGCGCGAACGCTATGTCGACTTCGCAGGCCAGCAGGGGCAGGAAGCAACAAAGCTGGGCGACTACTTCGCCGCGCAGAGCACCCCGGAGCCGACCGCCGCCGAGGCGCTGCCGGCCTCGTCGTCGAACCTGGTCGTGGCCGAGGAAAACAAGGCCCGCGGTGCGGCGCGCGGCGACACCAGTGAGCGCGGCGCGGCTCTCGGAAATCTGCGCGCCTTCGGCGATCTTCTCGGGACGATCGGCCGGTCGCAGGCTCGCGATGCCGGGCTCGTCGGCCAGATCGGTTCTTTCAAGCAGGGGTCGTCCGGCGTGCTGCCCTACGAACTGGAAGCCGCCAACGAAAAGGGCGCCGGGTTGCGCTTCCTCGGCGACCTGTTGGGTGGCGCCGGTTCCGTCATCACGACGGCCGGGCTTTCCGGCCAGTCGCTGTTCGGGAAGGCGCCGAAAGTCGCCGCGCCGGCAGCGGCAGGCAGCGTAATGGCGGCCAAGGGGGCGGCCCCGCTACGCCTCGGGTATCTCTACGGGGGAGGGTTGCAGTAATGGCTATCACGACCAACCGCGTCTACAACGACCCGGCCCTCGGGGCGGCGTTCTCGAACCTGGCTTCCGCCTTCATGCCCCCGGGCGGGGGCGATCTCGCCGGCTACGCCAGCGCCGCCGCCACGCGCGAGGAAGCCGCGCGGCTCGCCGATCTGTTCCGGTACGCGCAAGGCCCCGAGTTCAACCAATCGCAGTTCGACCGCATGGGGCAGGCGACGGGCCAATGGACGCCGTCGACCGGGTACTACGGTGTCGACACTGCCGCCGCGACCACGCGGCGCGGCCAGGACGTCTCCGCGCAGAACGCACTTGATGTGGCACGCGTGAACAACGACGCGACGATGGCGCGGCAGATGGCCGAACCCCTCGTCGTCGGCGCGGGCGAAACGGCTTATCTGCCGGGGCAGACCGCTGCGGCGACCGGCCTCGCGCCGTCGCTGCCGGGCATGTTCACCCTTGCGCCGGGCGAGCGCGCCGTCCTTCCGGGCGGCCAGGCGGTCGACGGGCCGGCCAAGCCGATGACCGACTCCGAGGTCAAGGGCGCCATACTTGGCGGGCTTCCGGCGGCGGATCAACGCAATGCGGTCATCGGCGACGTCCCTGTCGAGACGATCATGGGGGCCAACGGACCTATGATCGTCGCGCGTCCCGACGCCATCGGCCAGACCCCGGCGCCGACCGGGCAGGTCGAGACGCAGAACTACCAGACGCCGGACGGACGCACGGGAACAGCCGCCTTCGTCAACGGGCGGTGGATCGACACGCAATCCGGCGCGCCGCTTCCCGAGCAGTCGATAACCTACAACTCCAGCCTGCAAGGCGGCCAGAAAGAGACTGGCATCGCTCCGACGACGGCCAACACGACGGACTTCAACAAGCAGATCGCTGAAGCGGATTACGCGCTTCAGCGCATCGACGCCTTCGAGAAGCACCTGACGGCCAACCCCGGCGTTCTCGGTATCGCCGGGACCGTGCAGGGCTTCGTGCAGGACGCGCAGCAGGGCGCGGCGGAACTGGTCAGCCTGTACGGCGAGAACCAGGTCGTACGGGATATAGGCGACATCGCCGCGATGGTCGGCGAGACGGCGAAGGTGCAGGGCTGGAACCCGGCCATCGCACAGGCCCGCCTGATGGCGCTGGAAATGGCCTACATGGAGATCAAGTCGCAAGACCCGAGCGGGGAAGTCAACGTCCGCGAACTGGAGCGAGTGCTGCCGCTGTTCAACGGCGGCATCGCGGGCAACCAGCCCGTGCTTGATGCCCTGAAGGTCACGCGCCAGCGGTGGGTCGACCGGCAAGCGGCCGCTTCCGCCGCGCTCGGGCGTCTGCAACCGGCAGCCCCGGAAGCGCCGGCAGCCCCTGCGGCCCCGGCGGCCGGAAATACGCGACTTCGGTTCGATGAGAACGGGAACCCGGTACAATGACGATCGAGGCTGAACTGTTCGACGGCACGATCCTGGAATTTCCCGACGGGACCGATCCGTCGGTCATCCAGCGTACGGTGAAGACGCAGACGGCCGCCCGCCGCAGTGCGCCGACCGGCCCCGTGCAAACGCCGTCGCTGGAGGAACAGATCGCCACGATGCCGAAGAACGACGTCGTGCCGATCGTCCCGCCCGTGCCGCAGCCCGGCGACGCCCCTGCCGCCCCGCCCAAGACGGGCTGGGGCGAATATCTGTTCGACACGGCGAACATCGCCTCCGACAACGTCTTGAAGGGCGCGGCCGCCATCGCCGGCCTTCCGGTCGATGCCGTGAACGCCGCGCCGATGCTCGTCAACCTTCTGCCCGGCGAACAAGGCGTCGGGCCGATTTCCGACTACCCGATCGGCGGCTCGAAGTCCCTATACGACGGGGCGACGCTGGGCGGCTTCTTCCACGCGCCGGACCCCGAAGACAATTTCCAGTACGCAGTTGGCCGGACGGCGCGGGAGTTGGGGTCCATGTTCGTTCCGACCTCTATGGTGGCGCGAAAGGCCGGGCAGATCGGTGTGGAGGGCGCGCGGGCGGCCAAGGAAGCCGCAGCCGTCAAGCAGGCCGCTCAGACCAAGATTCCGGTCGTCACGCCGGCCTTGAACCTGCCCGGCAACATGTACCGGGACGCGCTGGAAAGCGCGGCAGTAGACCCGGCGCGGTTCGTCGCCAAGGAGGCAGCCTATGCGGGTGCAGCCGGCGCCGGGGCGGGCGCGGCCAACGTGCTGACCGGCAACACCGACGAAAGCAATCCGCTCCCCGACGTGGGCGGAGCCATCGCGGGAGCCTTCGGGCTCGGTGCCGGAAACGCTCTGCTTCGCTCTGGCGTCGACATAGGCCGGGCGTTCTTCGGCAGCGGCTCTTACGCGGATGAAGTCGTGCGCGACGCCGTGGTGCGCGATCTGGCGGCCAATGCCGGCGTCGCGGCACGCCCCGGGCAGGAACCGGACGTGCAGCCGATCATCGACGCCATCACGCGCGGGCAGAAGGTCGGCGACACGATCCCCGGCTACACCGAGAGCCTGGCCGACCGGACGAAAATCCCCGGCATCGCCGCGCTGGAGTACAGCCGGCAGAGCGGGCCGAACGCCGGGATGTACACCAAGACCCGGGCCGACAACACGGCGGCGGTCGACCGTGCGATGGGCGAAGTCGCACCGCA